GAAAAACCTTTGACTTTCTCAAACTTTATGACACTTTCGAATCTGTCCTCTAGTCCAGTTTTGTGAGAGATAACAAAGATATTAGCATCTTTGATCACATAACGGATAATTTTAAGGAACTCCTCTGTTCCAAATCCATCAAGTGAACTATCAAACACCTCATCCATAATCAGAAGATTTGTGTTGACTGAGTTCTTCATTCTTGCAACTTCTCTCCAGGTGAAAAGAAGTGCTAGATCGATTCTCATTTTTTCACCTTCACTAAAAGAAGCATAAGAAAAATCTTCATGAATAGGTGACTGGACGGTTTCGTTAAATTCCTCATCAAGAGTGAAGTTAATATAGAAATCCATCATCTGAAGATAACGGTTAACTTGCTGATTTATCAGCGGTAGATACTTCTTAATGATTTTGGACTTTACTCCACCGTCTTTAAGCAAACTATACGAAAAATCGTAGTAGTTGATTGTGTCTTTTTTAGAAGCGAGTTCGTCGTATGTGTTTTTTAAATTGTCTTTGAAGGATTCTAACTTCTCATGTTCAGAATTTCGGTTTGCAAGGTTCTCGGTAAGAATTTGAATTTCATGTTCAAGATCTCTGATTTGTCTCTGACATCCAGAGATTTTAATATTGTTCTGAGAAATGCCATTCGTTAATTCTAAAATCTCCTTCGATAGAGTATTGAATTGACGCTCTCGCTCCTCTTCCTCTTTAATTGCCTCCTCTAGTTCTTTATAACCAGATTGCAACTCCTTTGCTTTAGATTGAGCGTCGTTAATTCTATTTATTCTAAAGGTCTCTTCGATAGATTGTGTGCAAGTGGGGCATACCGTATTTTCTGTGAAGAATTTATGTTCTTTAGTAATCGTAGATACTTTTTGTGATATCTTGCCTTTAAGGTTGCCCAACTTACGAAGTTTTTCAGTAGCTCCAGTATATTTTTCCAAATATGCACGAAGCACTTCAACCTCTTCGTTTTTACAAGAATTTACGCCAATTAAATCATTTTCTTCATTGAGTAATTGTTGTATCTTTTCTTCCCTATTTTTAATATTATCCTTTCCACGATTTTCCAGTTCCTCAATGAAATCCTTCTGCATCTTAACCTTGTCGTTAAGAGATTCTTTTTTCAAATCAAGAACTTTAATATCTTCTTTAACTTGACGAATCTTTTCTTTAATTACTGCATTCATAGAAGAAAAGATTTTGATATCAAGCAAATCTTCAATAACTTCACGACGGTTTGATGCAGAAAGTTGCATAAAAGGAACAAAGGTACTTGAACCCAAAATTACAATTTGAGTAAAGGACTTGTAATTCATTTTGAGCACATTTTGCTCCAACCATTTTTGCTGGTCTAATGCAGCTGCAGATTGGTCAAGAGAAGAATCATTCCTCCAAATTTCAAATATTGCTGGTTTAATCCCCCGAACAACTTTCCATTCAACATTTCCAATAGAAAACTCAACTTCAACTCTGCAATCTTTTTCATTTACAGAATTAATCAGTTGTGGTTTGTTGATCTTTCTAAATGGTTTTCCAAACAAAGAAAAAGTAAGAGCATCTAAAACAGTACTTTTCCCAGCACCGTTTGTACCAATGATCAAATTAGTTTTATTTTTTGTAAAATCAACTTCAGTATATTGATTGCCTGTACTTAAAAAGTTTTTCCACTTAATAGTCTTAAATAAAATCATAATCTGTGTCGGGGGGAATTACAATATCATTGGCGGTAATAACCGAATAGTCATATCCATGAAGGTCACATGCCTTTATCATCACCTCATCTTCAATTTCTATCACATGCATCTCAGGATATCCATCTTCTTCTAACATCATAGCATACCTAACGGCATCATCTTCTTCTTCAAAAAGATAAAGAATTTGATTTCCCTCATCATTTGTGACGGAATAAGCTCCTGCAGATTCTCTTCCGTTAATAGTTAAAATAAACATTTAAACTAATTCACATGCCTCTTGATATATCTCCTGCATCATTTTTTGAATTGTAGATTTATCAAGATTGATTTCAGCCTCCTGAATATATCTATTCAAGATCGAAAGGGTATCCTCAGATTCAAATGCCTCAAAATCCTCAGACTCTTGGATGGCAAAATTTTCAACTACTTTTAGTTCCGCAACATTAGAACTAAAAAGTTTATCAACAAACTTCTCAAATCTTTTAACGTCAGACTTTTTTCTTACCACAACTTTGACTATTTTATTTTCATATTCCCGACTATCAAAAGTCTGATAATCAGTATCCTCATAATATATGTTATAAAAGAGCCTGAAAGGATTGTTAACGGGTTCGTGTGTTATTGTTTCAGTGTCAAAAATATGAAATCCCCTAGTGTCTCCAACATCAGTCCAAAACATTTCATAGGGATTTCCTAGATAATAAACTACTCCATTATCCGATCTAGTGTGATAGTGTCCCGAGTAGACCCTGGAGAACTTACCAAATAGTTCGCCATCCAAACCGTGCTCCATGACGATTTGTTTATTAACTCTAAATCCCTGGAGTTCAAGGTGCCCCATCGCACACGGGCAAGTTGTCTTTTCAATAAGTTTAAGAGTTTTTGCCTCATTTTCTTGATTAATCCAAGGTATAAAAAGTACAGGTAATTTATCCAACATTACTTCAGTTGGATCGGAATAAACAGTCACGTTGTCATATTCACGCAAAAGCAAATCAACTGCATTCACATTATTCGTATTTTTATAATATGCAGTATGATTACCGACTATTGTGTGAACCTTTATTCCCATCTCATGTAGACGGTCATAATAATTATTCTTAGCCCAAGAAAGTGCGGAAAAGTCAATTCCCTTACGACTATCAAAAGTATCTCCCATATCAACAACAGTAGTAATCCCTTGCTCTTCGAGCGTAGGGAAAAATACATCATTGTAAAACTTTAGGAAGTAATCATGAAAGAGTTTAGAATTCTTTCTTGCACCAAAGTGTTGGTCTGTAATAATTGCGACTTTCATTCAATAACGAAGCTTACTGTGGACTCCATCCTTGATTGAATTATAGTCCGAATAGTTGCCACCGTCAACCGTATTATCGTCAGTAAAAACTTCAGAAAATCCTGAACGCTCAAGGATCTTGTTCTTGATTTCTAGTTGACGCTTCTCTCTTTGAATACGACGAAGGAAAGCATAGTGAATGATCTGAGTGAAGTATGCAAAAGGATTTTGTGACTTCTCTGGATTGAAGTTATGAATGTACTGAACGCAGTTTTCAATGCCATCAGAAATCATGTCTTCTTTAAACATATAGTTTACGAAGTTAGGTTTAAAGGAGAGATGATTTGCGATCTTCAGGAAACACTCCCCAATGTAGCGAGGAATGGGAGGTTTTGGTTTTCCCTGAATTTCTGCAATTTCCTTATCTTCACGATACTTAATTAGAGCCGCAAGAAACTCCTTGTTATTAACGTAATGCTCTGACCTTTTTCTTTTGGTCATGACTGCTGTGGTTATCATAAGTTTTTATCATTATTATGTAGGAATTATAACACCTAAACAAATAGTTGACAAGGTACTTCAAACTCTGTATAATTACCTTTGTGATGGTTGATAAGTTAATTTAGCTATTTTTATAAAGCTTTTCCAATATTTCTTTGGCATCATTTACATTTGAAATGTATCCCATTTTACGACTGAGTTTGGATTCATTTCTATTTTCTTTATTTGATTGCCTTATGTAATTTTGATACATAATAATCATTTCAATATCTGATGATTCTGAGATTGTAAGAACATCGGATAAGTTAATTATAAACATATCTTCCTTTGTTGTTTTTAACCAAGGTTCAAGTTTATATCCCATTACTCCCATTCTGCCTTTGATTTCAGATATGGTAATTGGATTTGATATAATTAACATGGTCCTATCTTCTTCTTCAGAAGCAGCCACTTTGGCAAAGATTTCTTCGCCTGACTTTAATTTTACGGTTGCATAAAAATCTTCTTCAATTCCCATTTTTCTTAAGTTGTATCGTAATTATTTCATAATTGAAGTTCTCTTCATTATAGATTTTAATCCTTTCAATGAGATGATTTAAGGTATAATTTTTTCTTGAGTTATAGGTGCAATCATCAGCAATATCATAAAGAACAGCTTTTGTTTTATTTTTTCCCTTTCTTAATACTCTTCCGATTGATTGGAGGTTTCTGACTCTTGATTTACTAGGGGAAGCAAAGATAACATTATGTAAATTTCTAATGTTAATACCAGTAGAAAAAGTGCCGTAAGAAGC